CAGGCCCCACTTTTTTATAATATAAAATGGGTTTCAAAATAAAAATAAAATATAAATATATCCATTGAAATCATATAGGGAAAAATAACCCGGGATGGGCCACCTTTTTCGAATATTTTCCGTCAGGTGACTTTATTGGAAGGGACAAAGATTTACATTGATTTATTCCCCGAAATATCATATAATTAAATCAATCAAACAAAGGAGGTATCGATATGGGTCGTCACAAACTTACCAGACAAGAGCAACTTCGCAGAGTCACTGAAGCATATCCGGAAGTGGTTTTGCTTCCACCGGCACAATATCGCACATGCAAGGACTGTTGGTTCAGACAGGAGAGCGAACATTGTCCGTTCGGTGATCCGAAAGACCCTACCCTAGAGGGGTGTGTCGCTCAGATGGCAAAGTGGAATGCTTCTGTACTTACTCAGTACGGGTATCAGTTCGAGACTGAAGCACTGTTCCAGTTCGGAATGACCGTATGGCGTGTCAAGTACAAGCTGAACGGAGAAGAGCGAATTGCAGATATCCAAGCAAAGTCTGCTTCCGAAGCACTTGCGGATCTCGAGAAGAAGTTGCCAAGTGCAGTCGCTATCGGAGTCGAACGAGATAATCCGATGGCAAGGTAGTCCAAAAATAATTTTAAGAAATTTTGGGGAAACCACTTGATTTTGTTCGCAAGGTATCATATAATAAATCATAGGACAAAATCAAGGAGGTAACTAAGATGGCCAGAGAAACAGTGCAAACGTTGATCACAGAGTACTACGACATCACGACGAAGTACTATCACGAAGTAGAACCGGAGTTGGATCGGTTACTCAAAGCGGGAAAGATCTCTGGTGGAGATCGTTGGTACATCAGATCGATGAGCTATTGCTATCACGATAAGGCCATCCAGGAACTGATCGATAAGGCAAGCAAGAAAGTCGAGAAGGGTTACAAGGGTGGATACACTCAAGCGTTGAACGATGTAGCAAGCAAGTCGATGTGGAGGATTCTGATGAACAGCTTGCGGGAGTTCGATAAGACCAATCGGGAATACATTGCACAGGTCGATGCTGGCCTTGCAGGTTTAGGTATCACTTACACACTCAACAATGAAAAGGAGGAGAAGTAAATGGCAGGCGAATTCACATTCGAGATCACGAAGAGGATAGGTGTCCTCGAAGCACAGAGCAAAGGTTGGAACCTTGAGCTCAACGAAGTTTCCTGGAACGGAAGAACACCGAAGTTCGATATCCGTCCATGGAACGAAGATCACAGTCAATGCGGTAAGGGTATCACTCTGTCCGATGTAGCAATGGAAGCGTTGATTGCGTTATTGCAGGAGGGCAAGAAATGAGACTGTGGCATCAAGCATTGATACCGTACTTGGACAACCAACGTCTTTGCGATCTCCATCAGACCTGTTGCAACCTGAGAGGTCTTGGCTGGGGTAAGAAGAACCGGTTGATCAACTACGTGTTCGAGCATCCGTTCGGAGAAGAAGCTCTGGTAACATATCACTACAGTGTGCTCCTGGAGATGGATCGTCGTCACTTCAACTTTGAGACGTTGTGGATGCAACCTGACTACTGCGGTAAGCGAAGAGACCGTAGGCAGTATGTTCCGAAGGTGCTGAAAGCGTTACGGATGACCGGTGTCATCTATCCACAGCAGGATAACGCGTTCTTGAAGAAGGACATCCAGGATTTGATCGATCGTGGTGCGCCTGTGTCTGAAGAGGTACGTAGCATGTTGGAGGTGATCGACTCTGTAGAAGGAGGTAAAGGCAATGGCGTATAGGCGGAAGTTCATAAAGGGTGAGAAGATCGAAGGCATTCTCTGGGTAGAGAACGTCGAGTACTTCTGGCACCATGGTAAGACGTATCATCGTGGATGGGTTATGGGTTGGCCATTTCACTATCTGCTTCGACAAATCAAGCAGGGTGAACTGTATACAGCCATCCGGATAGGAGGTGCCAAGTGATCGGTTTCGTGATTGGACTGTTTGTAGGTGCCTTTCTTGGTATCGGGTTCATGTGTCTCTTCGTTGCCAGTTCGAAGGAACCCGAGCAGATTGTGTATTCGAGTCACCTGGAGGGAAGCTTCGAGTTCGACACCGATACGGACCTACCAGAGACTCATCAGTTCTACAACAAGATAGCGTACAGCAAGTACTTCCGTTCGTACATACGCGTAGTCGAGTTCCAGGATACTCTTCACTGGAAGTTCGTACTCTGTAACGAACGCGGATATGCTACCGGAGTACCCACCGATGCAAGAAGTTCGGTATTCGAGTTTGAGTGGAAGGAGATTGACCATGGACTATGATACCCAGATGACAATCGTTAACCTACGAAGAGAAGTCGAGAAACTGAATGCCACAGTTCTCAAGCTTGTCGAAGTGCTTGGACGTTCGAATGAACTGAAGGAAGCAGACCTGAAACTGCGTTGTGCCAATGGTCAGAAGGGAGGTACATATGTCAGACGAGATGAAGCATATCGTTAAGTGCAAGTATTGCGGTCGGTTCGAGTTCTACGGAGAGATGCGTTGGCTCAACGGTCGTTGTGAATGTCGTGACTGCTACAGACACCACTACGAAGAGGTCAACCGCAAGCGTTACGAGTGGAACGATCTGGATGGTCCTCGACCTACTGAGGAAGAGTTCATTGCTCAGGAGGACGAACACTGCGATGCTTGTAACAGCAAATCTTGCAACGGATGTGAACACCAACACTAAGCAATAACGAGGTCAGGTACAACGGTATCTGGCCTCTTTGTTTGGGCAAATCCACCTCTGTAGCGGATACCCGATATACGACGCTATACCTCGATTAGCAAGGCCGAAGTTTTGGCAACATAATAGTGTTGACTACTAAAATATTCCTTGAAATACCATGGAAATTTTTGGGTTCCCTATTGATTTCTCCCAAGGTATATCATATAATATAATCAAGGGACATATAAATCCTTTCCGGGGAACTTGGCTAAGGAGGTCTTTGAGCATGTGAGGAGGTGAGTTCAGTGACGGAGCAAGAGTTGTTCGAACAGAAGCAGGCAGAGTCTTCAAAGAAGTTCTGGGAAGAAGCAAAAATCCGTGCAGCTGAACTTGGTGTACTTCCTGAGGACATGCAACTGGCCGGATTACAGATATGTGGTATGCCACCTTGGACGGCTATGCAAAGGTTACTGCTGAACGGTACTTACGGTGGAAGGATCGAAGTCGAGAATCTCGAGCCGGAGGACATTCAGGAACTGCGAAGGATGGCCGAGACGATACTCAATTCCGAAAGCGTTGTGCAGTTGAAGAACTGGATGCGTAAGAGAAGCGAAGAGTTGTACGTCCTTGACTTGCAAGAGTATGATTGGAAACGGAAGGATAGCGAGATCGAACTTCGGTTTCTGATTGACATGTCGAAGCAAACCCTTGCCAAGACAAAGACGATTTCTCAAACACTTGCGAACACCATCTTGAACGCAGTTAAAGAGCTGAACCAGATGTACAAGTTCACTGGCAGCAACTTTGACATAGGAAAAGCGAAAGCGGTCCTCTTTGTAGGTGAAGACCAACTGGAGGATTAGCCATGGCAGATTATACGACGGTCAACCTTGCAAGTACAATTGGGAAAGGGTACAAAGCTTTCTGGAACTACAAGGGTCGTTACTTAGTGTGCAAGGGTTCCAGAGGTAGTAAGAAGTCAACAACGGCGGCCATGAAGCTTGTCACAAACATTATGAGGTTTCCGCTAGCACATGGACTTGTGATTCGCCGCTATGACATAACGCACAGGGATAGTACGTACGCACAGTTGCTATGGGCTATCAACAGATTGCAGGTAGGGCATCTGTGGAAGGCAAGTCTTTCACCGATGCAGTTAACGTTTATCCCTACCGGACAGAAAATCTTCTTCCGAGGGATGGATGACCCACAGTCAATTGCATCCATCACGACCGAGTTCGGTACGATCTGCTTTGTGTGGATCGAGGAAGCATTCCAGATCACGAACGAGAACGACTTTGACAAGTTAGACCTCTCGATACGTGGTGAACTGCCAGACGGTTACTACAAGCAGTTCATAATGACCTTCAACCCATGGGACCAGAAGATCTGGCTGAAGCCAAGATTCTTTGACAATCCAGATCCTGATGTGCTTGCACTTACAACGAACTACATGTGCAATGAGTTCCTTGGGAAAGACGACATTGCGATCTTCGAACGCATGAAGGAGAACTCTCCTAGGAGGTACGTCGTTGAAGGACTTGGCGGTTGGGGTATTGCTGAAGGGTTGATTTACACCAACTGGGAAGTCAGGAACTTCGACTTCCGGGACAAGTTACAGGAAGTCAATGCCAAGGGAGATTTTGTGTACGTACCGAAGTTCGGAATGGACTTTGGATTCAGTACAGATCCGACAGCGTTCATTGCATTGTTGGTTTCCGCAGAACGCAAGGAGATCTGGATCTACGACGAAATGTACAAACACCGCATGAGCAATGCTGAAATATACAAGACACTCAAGTACAAGGAATTTCACAAGGCAAGAATAGTTGCCGATAGTGAGGATCCGAGAACGATTAACGAACTGTGGACCTTGGGTCTCAGTCGTATCGTTGGAGCCCAGAAGGGACCTGACAGTGTTCGTTCTGGTATCCAGAGATTACAGGACTACAAGATTTACGTACATCCGTGCTGTGAGAACACAGAGATTGAACTGTCGAATCACTGCTGGGCCACCGATAGGTCAGGTAAGCAATTACCAACACCTGCTGCGGATGGATATCACCACTTGCTTGACGGACTTCGATATGCAACCGAGGACGTCAATGCAGATAACTTTAGCTTTTAAGGAGGAGGGAAAAGTATGTTAAAGTTGCTTACGCCGCTTAACAGACAGCTGATTTCAGAACCGGAACAGTTGGCCATGAAAATTGAAATGGAAGCGACCGATGGTCAACCACAACGGGACTTCCTTGAAGCTAACATCAACGAGTGGCTGTCCAGTTTCCGCTACAAGAGGATGGTTGAAGCACAGCGGTACTACGAGAACGAAAACGAGATACTGAAACGTGAACGTACGGTCATTGGTCGTAACGGGGAAATGGTGAAAGCACCATACCTCGCTAACAACAAACTGCCACACGCCTTCATGAGGAAGCTGACAAAACAAAAGATAGGTTACCTCCTTTCAAAGCCTTTTGCAGTTACGAGTGATGACGAAAACTTCGCGAAGGCGTTGGCAGACTATATCGACAAGAACTTCTACCGACTGTTCAAGAACGGTGGGCAGGAGGCAATCATAAAAGGTATCGGTTGGTTGCAGCCGTACTA